CCATGCGAAATCAATGATCAGGGGCAAGAATTAAGTTTTAAATTTTGGATGAATAGTATTAGCGATCAAAAAACATTTATGATACAATCTGAAAATATCATTACAATTATGGATGTTAAAATTAATGTTTTGAAATCTTATTTAGATTTTTTGGAGAATAATTGATGAAAGTATTGAGCATTGATCTTGATTATATAATGGGATCATCATTGTTATTATATAATTCATTGTTTCATGACGAAAATCCATCTGTTAGGTGGAAAAAAATATTTGAATTTAGTGATTTTTCTGAAAGCCATTTTTATATTGATCAATCTGCTTTATTATTTTGTTTTGATATTTTTCTAAAATCATTAAAAAATTCTAAATCGTTTTCATTTGGATATGAACATGATGATATTTTACATTCTATTTCCGATTATAGTAATATTGAATTGATTAATGTTGACCATCATGATGATGTTTTCATGAATAACTCATTTGATTTATTTGGAAGCAATGAAAAATCAATGGATTATGAATATGAAAATATCAAAAAATGTAATTATGTCAATGAAGGAAATTGGATAGGATGGTTGGCCAGTAAAGGAAAACTAAAATCTTGTGTGTGGATAACAAATCCAGATAGTTCACATAGAGGAAAATCTAATATAATTTTAAAATATATTCCAAAATTCTATGATATAGAACGGCATGAAATAACATTTCAAGATTATAATTTTGATCATGTGTTTTTGTGTTTATCGCCACAATATGTTCCAAAGAATCACTGGCATTATTTTCGAATGTTTTTGAATGCTTATGAGGAATTTACTGGTAATCAACCAGTTATAATTACAAATAAAAATAAAAAATTTGAGTTAGAATTTCGGTATACTGAGGTAAATGATGCGATTTTACACTAACGTTCAAATGGTCGGGGATCACTTCTTGGTCCGTGGTTATGAAGATGGTAAACATTTTATGACCCGTGAGAAGTTCAACCCGACTCTTTTTGTCCCTGCGAATAAAAAAACTAAATACCAAACATTAACTGGAGAATATGTAGAATCAGTTCAACCTGGATCTGTACGTGACTGTAGGGAGTTCGTTAAAAAATATGAGAATGTAGAAAACTTTAAAATCTTCGGAAATACACAATACATCTATCAGTATATTTCTGACATTTATCCAGAAGAGGAACTGAAGTTTGACATTAGTAAGATTAAAGTAACCACTATTGATATTGAGGTTGCTTCTGAAAATGGATTCCCCGATGTAGAATCTGCTGCAGAGGAAGTTCTTTTGATTACTATTCAGGATTATTCTTCAAAGCAAATTCGTACTTGGGGAAAAGGTCCTTTTCAAAACAAACAGAAGAATGTTGATTATCGTTCTTTTTCTAATGAATATGATCTCTTAAATGATTTTATTAATTGGTGGATGATTGAATCAAATACTCCTGAAGTTGTAACTGGGTGGAATAGCAAACTGTATGATATTCCATATCTTGTTCGTAGAATTGATAGGGTTCTTGGTGAAAAACTCATGAAGCGGTTGTCGCCATGGGGTCTTGTTACTGAAGATGAAACTTATATCTCTGGACGTAAGCACCTTTGTTATGATATTGGTGGAATCTCGCAGTTAGACTATCTTGATCTTTATAAGAAATTTACTTATAAAGCACAGGAATCCTATCGCTTGGATTATATTGCCGAAGTTGAACTCAAGCAAAAGAAACTGGATCACTCCGAGTTTGATACGTTTAAAGACTTCTACACTAAAGGTTGGCAGAAGTTTGTAGAGTACAACATCAAGGACGTGGAACTTGTTGACCGTTTGGAAGACAAGATGAAACTGATTGAACTTGCTCTTACTATGGCATACGATGCCAAGGCAAACTATGAGGATGTATTTTCTCAAGTTCGCATGTGGGATACAATCATCTATAACTATCTGAAGAAAAGGAATATCGTTATTCCTCCTAAAGAGCGTTCTGATAAAGATTCCAAGTATGAGGGTGCTTATGTAAAAGAACCTATTCCAGGAATGTATGATTGGGTTGTGAGTTTTGACCTTAACTCGCTGTATCCTCACCTGATCATGCAGTACAACATCTCTCCAGAAACACTTGTTGAAGAGAAGCATCCAACAGTTAATGTAGATAAAATTTTAAATCAGACTATTAACTTTGAGATGTATAAGGATTATGCGGTTTGTGCAAACGGAGCGATGTATCGTAAAGATATTCGTGGATTTCTTCCAGAGTTGATGGAGAAGATTTATAATGAACGTGTGATCTTTAAGAAGAAAATGCTTGCGGCAGAGCAAGAATATGAAAAGACCAAGAACAAAGAATTGGTTAAAGAGATTGCTCGTTGCAACAACATCCAGATGGCACGTAAGATTCAATTGAACTCTGCTTATGGTGCCATCGGTAATCAGTATTTTCGTTACTTTAAACTCGCAAATGCTGAAGCAATTACTTTATCTGGTCAAGTTTCAATTAACTGGATTATGAATAAAGTAAATTCTTACTTGAACAAGATTCTTAAAAGTGGAGATGTAGATTATGTTATTGCTTCAGATACCGATTCTCTTTACGTTAATATGGGTCCTCTGGTGGAAACTGTATTCAAAGGAAGAGAGAAAACTACTCAAGGCGTTGTTTCGTTCCTTGATAAGGTCTGTAAGGTGGAATTTGAAAAATATATTGAAAGTTCTTACCAAGAATTGGCAGAGTATGTGAATGCTTATGAACAGAAGATGATCATGAAGCGTGAGTGTATTGCGGAACGTGGTATCTGGACTGCAAAGAAGCGATACATTTTAAGTGTATGGGATAGTGAAGGTGTTCGTTATGAAGAATCTAAACTGAAGATCAAAGGGATTGAAGCAATCAAATCTTCTACACCTGCACCTTGTCGTAAGATGTTGAAAGAATCTTTTAATATCTTAATGAGTGGAACTGAAGATGACATGATTCATTTTATTGATAAATGTCGTGAAGAGTTTAAATCTCTTCCTCCAGAACAGATTGCGTTTCCCAGAACTGCTTCTGATGTTCGGAAATATTATTCATCTTCTAGTATCTACGCTCCTAAAACTCCAATTCAAGTTCGTGGTGCATTATTGTTTAATCATTATATAAAGCAGAAAAATCTTACTAATAAATATTCGCTAATTAATAATGGTGAAAAGGTAAAGTTTTTATTTTTGAAGAAACCAAACACTATTCAGGAAAATGTAATTTCTTTTATTCAGCAGTTTCCTACCGAACTTGGTCTTGACAAATATATTGACTATGAACTACAATTTGAAAAAGCATTCTTGGATCCACTCAAAACAATTCTGAATATTATTGGATGGAAAGAAGAAAAAACTGCAAACCTTGAATCATTTTTTTTCTGATGGATTTACCTATTAACGACGAAGAACTAAACACTATTATTAGTGCATTAACTTTGGGTGGGGATACTGCACTCTATCAAAAGTTAAAATTAGTTAAGAATCTTAAAGAGCAAGGTTTGCCCTATAAAAAAATACTTCGTGAAGAGTATGGTATGGTGGCATGATAACATTACCAATAACAGATAAAGATTTAATTGTCATTATGGAATTATTGGAAAAACATAAAGACAAGCATAAAGACTTGTATGCAAAATTGTGGTCGTTTAAATTTCAAAGGAATACAAAAAATGGATTTTCTTAAAGATATTGTAAAAGAAATTGGTGGCGAGTATACGCAACTTGCTTCAGATATTGATGAGACTGAAAGTTATGTTGACACGGGTTCATATATTTTTAATGCACTGGTTTCAGGTAGCATATTTGGCGGCGTATCTGGCAATAAGATTACTGCTATTGCTGGAGAGTCTAGTACTGGAAAAACTTTCTTCAGCCTCGCTGTTGTTAAGAATTTTCTTGATACCAATCCCGATGGTTATTGTCTCTACTTTGATACTGAAGCTGCTATTACCAAATCTCTCCTAGAATCTCGTGGAATTGATACTTCTCGTCTTGTGGTTGTCAATGTTGTTACTGTTGAAGAGTTTCGCGGAACGGCGCTCAAGGCAGTAGACCTGTATATGAAAAAACCCGAAGGTGAGCGCAAACCTTGCATTTTTGTGCTAGACTCTTTGGGAATGCTTTCCACAAGTAAGGAAATTAATGATGCCTTGAATGATAAAGAAGTTCGGGACATGACTAAATCGCAACTTATTAAAGGCGCATTCCGTATGCTTACCCTTAAACTTGGGCAAGCAAAAATTCCAATGATTGTAACCAATCATACTTATGATGTTATTGGTGCTTACGTTCCTACTAAAGAAATGGGTGGAGGTAGTGGTCTTAAGTATGCTGCTTCTAGTATCATTTATCTCTCAAAGAAAAAAGAAAAAGATGGAACGGAAGTGGTTGGAAACATTATCAAAGCAAAGACTGCTAAGTCGCGTTTGAGTAAGGAGAATAAAGATGTTGAAGTACGTTTGTTTTATGATGAACGTGGTTTGGATCGTTATTATGGATTACTTGAACTTGGCGAAATCGGTGGTCTTTGGAAAAATACAGCAGGTCGTTATGAAATTGATGGAAAGAAATTATATGCTAAACAGATTCTTAAAGAACCTGAAGTGTATTTTACCGAAGAAGTAATGCAACAACTTGATGATATTGCCAAACGTGAATTCTCCTATGGAACGAATTGAAACAACCATTCTACGAAATTTGATTTTTAATGAAACTTACTCGCGCAAAGTTATACCATTCATACAACCAGATTATTTTGAGAAAAGGTCGGAAAAAATCATTTTTGATGAGGTTGCTAAATTCATTATCAAATATGGGTCTGCAATTACGCCAGAAGTTTTAAACATTGAAATAGAGAATCGCACGGATTTATCCGAAACGGAAATCAAAGAAATTAGAGAAACATCTCAACTTTTTCATAATGCACCAGTAGAAAATCAGTGGTTGCTTGATACTACTGAAAAATGGTGCCGTGATCGTGCAATTTATCTTGCCCTAATAGAATCTATCCATATTGCCGATGGAAATGATGAAAAGAAAAACAGAGATGCTATTCCAACTATTCTTTCAAATGCCCTAGCAGTATCGTTTGATAATCATGTTGGTCATGATTATCTTCAAGATTATGAGGAACGTTATGATGCTTATCACCGCAAAGAAGATCGTATTCCGTTTGATTTGGAATATTTCAACAAAGTTACAAAAGGTGGTCTTCCTAACAAGACTCTTAATATCGCTCTTGCTGGGACAGGTGTTGGTAAATCTCTTTTCATGTGTCACATGGCGAGCTCCTGTGTGCTTAACGGACATAATGTGCTTTACATTACATTGGAGATGGCAGAGGAGAAAATTGCTGAACGTATTGATGCAAACCTTCTGAATGTTCCTATTCAACAATTGGTAGAACTTCCTCGGCAAACGTTTGAGAATAAGGTTACAAACCTCTCGAAGAAAACTCAGGGAACTCTTATAATTAAGGAATATCCAACTGCATCTGCACACAGTGGACACTTTAAATCTCTTCTTAATGAACTTGCACTTAAGAAGTCATTTAGACCTGATATTATTTTTATTGATTATCTCAATATTTGTGCTTCTAGTAGGTATAAATCAAACCTTTCTGTTAATTCTTATTCTTATATTAAAGCAATTGCAGAAGAACTTCGTGGATTGGCAGTTGAATTTAATGTACCAATTGTCTCTGCTACCCAAACTACTCGTAGTGGTTATGGTAACTCTGATGTTGAACTTACTGATACTTCTGAATCATTTGGTCTGCCTGCTACTGCTGATCTTATGTTTGCCCTTATTAGCACAGAAGAATTGGAACAGTTGGGACAGATTATGGTGAAGCAATTGAAAAATCGTTATAATGATCCAACAGTATATAAACGCTTTATTGTTGGTATTGATCGTGCCAAAATGAGATTGTACGATTGTGAACAAACTGCTCAAAAAGATATACTTGACAGTGGGCAGGATGACGAGTATAATGATTATGAAGATAAAAAACCTAAAAAATCTTTTGAAGGATTTAAGTTTTAAAAACTAATAAGTATGACTAAAATTAATGTCTTTGATGAAATAAAAGAGTTTTATAAAACTCCTGGATATTCTAGTAAACATATAGTTTATTGGGATATCTATAAAAATATTTTTAAAGGATTTAATCTAAACAAAAAAATTAATATTCTTGAAATTGGAGTTGATAATGGAACTGGTATGCAAGCATACCAAAAAATATTTCCCAATTCAAAAATATGTGGAATTGATATTTTACCAGTAACTTCCAATATTGGTAAAGTTTATATTGGAGATCAAAAAGATGAAAAACTCTTAGATATTGTTAATTTTGAAAATGGACCATTTGATATTGTTATTGATGATGGAAGTCATCAAAACAGGGATCAAATAAAAACTTTTGAATACTTATTTCCAAAAATGAATCCTGGTGGGATTTATATAGTTGAAGATATTCATACATCATATTGGAGTGTTTGTGGTGGTGGATATAATTCAAATTCTTTTGTAAATTATTCTAAAAAATTAAGTGATCTTATAAATTATTGGTCTTGGTTGAAAGGATACCAATCTTCAGATGGTGTTTGGCATCCAAATAAAATGGATATTGAAAAATATAAGTCTTATGGAGTTTCTGAAAACATCTATTCAAATTTGAATTGTATTTCATTTTATCCAAATATTATAGTATTTTATAAATCAAATCAAATTTGGGAATATCAAGCAAAAGATTTTTTTGTGTAAATTATGATTTTTTCTTTTGAACAAGATTGGAAAAAATACACTGAAGTTAATAATACTATAGTTGAAAGTATTGATTATGGTATTGGAAAAGTTTTAATCGTAAATGATTTTTTAAAATATCCAGATAAACTTCTAGACTTGTGTAAAAAATTATCTTTTTATACTTCTTCAACAAAAGATATAATTAGACCTGGAAAATCATTTCCATTATATCCCGATTATTTGAACAACTACGGAATTAATATTGGAAATTTTTTATCTAAAACACTAGGATGTTTTGATGTAAATTTTTCTGATATTATAGTAAATTGTTTTAATGGTGATATGAAAACGTGGTATGAATATCCTCATACTGATGTTGTGGATTTTGATACTTCAAAAAGTAATTCTCATATCGCAGGTAATATAGGATTAACACCAGAAAATAAAAGTGGAACTGGATTTTGGTCTTTTAATGATAAAATAAGTATATTGGATATGAATGTATCCGAATTTTATGATTATAAAAATTTCTTTAGTTCTGTAGTATATGAAAATACTTCTGCAAATCAACCAAAAAAATGGAGGCAAATAATAAACGAAGGACCTTGGAAACTTGAATTTATTTGCCCTTTAGAGTATAATTCTTATGTTCTATACTCCTCGACAAATTTTCATAGTTTATATATGAATCCAGAATGGTATATTGACAAAGATAGAATTTCAATAGCAACTTTTATTGATGTTACTCCAAATGATATTAATCATTCTGAATTTAATGATTTCCACAAACAAATTTGGAATAATTTAAAATTAGATACTATTTTTAATCAACAATTTTAAATCTATGACAATTTCAACCGATAAAAAAACACTAGATAACGGATACGCCGAATACACTATGACTGAAACTGCAAAACACGTTGATTTTGATAAGTATGCTGAGTTTGTAGATGCTGTAACTTCTGATGCATCTAAAGACTTTCTCGCTTTATCTGATCGTTTAGTTGCCCTTGATGAGAAAGGTGCAAACATTGAAAGACTTCTTACTGCTGCTGTGGGTATCAATGCCGAAGGTGGAGAGTTCATGGAAATTGTCAAGAAAATGGTTTTTCAAGGAAAACCTTATAATGAGGACAATAGGGAGCATTTAATTATTGAACTTGGTGATATTATGTGGTATGTTGCTCAGGCATGTATGGCACTTGATATTTCTATTGATGATGTTGTTGCCAAAAATGTTCAAAAACTTCTTAAGCGTTATCCTGAAGGTGCTTTTGATGTTTATTTCTCCGAAAACCGTGCTGCTGATGACCGATGACTAAAGAAAAACAAGTAACAATTAAAATGGATGTTCGTTCTGCTGCTGCAGTTCGCCAAATTCTTTTTGAATCTCAAAAAGGATATACCTATAATTCGGAAAGTGTTCCTCCACGTATCTCTGATATTCGTTCTGTAATTCAAAATCTTGATGATAAAATTGGTGCAGTAGTTGCTGAAAATGTCTAATTTTATAGATTTTTATAAAATTAATCCAAAACTAAAACTTCTTCCTGAAAGATTTAATCTCATACATGAAGAATATGCTAAAAACAAAAACAATTTAGAATTTAAAGATTTTAGTAAAAAGCAAGAATATAGTATTGGAATTAGTAAAAAAGGACACCCAATATCCATTAATGAGTATCTCCACCAGGATAAAAAAACAAACTCCATTGGGTGGCATATTTCCGCACTTTATGGAAATAGTACTGAGTATCTAAGAAATACTCAGTACTTACCAATACTTACAAAAACTTTAGAAGAAATTAATCTTCTTTCTATTTGTGCAATTAATTTGTTAGATCCCTCGTATTCTTTAGACTGGCACAATGATAATGATTATTTTCCAAACGTACCTACAGTAAGAATTCTTTGGGGTTTAGATGTTCCTTTAGAAAAGGATAAATACTCAATAATTCAACTTCAAGGTGAAGATAAAATTA